GAGCGAACAGCGACCAGATCATAATAATAAAACGGCTAAAGTCGTCGTTGTTATTTAAAAGGATCTGAGCGTTGTTACCACCAATGCCAACACCAACAGCTTGAGGACCAAAGAAGATCATCTGAGCAGCGGCATAATCGGCAGCACTGCCTCCACCACTACCATCTGTGATCACAAGGTTGTAGCTAGTTTCAGGGAGGTTGGTTGACTCGAACCAACGAACACCCTCAAAAAGAAAGCCTGTGGGCATAACGGGCTGACCAGCCACGAAACCAGCTTGACCATAAGCAGGTCCCATACCCATGAAACGATTGGCGTTTGGTGCGCCCATCGGATTCATTGGATCAACTAGGCCAGTGCCAGGATAACGTGCGATTTCGCGGAAGTCGCTGTTCTGACGCAGATGCATCATTGCAGTCGGATCAACGATGCAACGATAGTATCCATCGGCGAAGGTCGGGACATTGCGCTTACGCATGTCCTTAACAACTTCAAGCAGGTCCGTCGTGACATCGAATTTGGCGGACACACCGGAAGCGTAAGTAACACCGAGGGTTCCACCGGAACCACCTTTGGCTTTACTACCGGGCAGGTAGTAGCCACCTTGATCCTTACTTGCAGCGCCATTGGCTTCAGCTTTCAGAAGTTCGTTAGCGAACACCCGGTCGCGCCAGCGGCGGTAGTCGTCCAACAGCGTAAGTGAACCGATACTCTGATGGAAGACATTGAGGTTGCCCGTGTCCAGAAGCAGGCGTTGGGCGGTGATCAGGGTCTCCCGAGCCACTTTGAAAGTGGAGGGCTGATCAGATTCACGAGTATCAGCAGGTCCCGTGTACTCACGAAGCGTTACTAATACCTTGTCTTTAACAATGTTGCGGGCGGATGCAGTGCCAAGAGTTTGGTCAGCGGTCCGCTCACGGGACTCCTTAGTGCCAGGCTTACCCCAGAAACGGTAGCGATCCAGCTGCACGGTTTGGCCGGGCTGTTTGCTGAAGTCATGTACTACCACTGGCTCAACTGCCATCTCAATGATGTAGGCAGGATGAGGACGGTATAATTCTGCACCAAGAAGCTTGGGAAAATCATTATCAATCCACATGGGATGATATCTCCGTAAGCTAAAAGGTTTATAAGTGACTTCGACTTAGTCACATAATTAGATGTTAGTATCTAATGCTATAATTATTTTTATTTACCCCAATATTTTAGGGCATGGAGTTTATTGATAATAAAGCCTGGATTCCTATTCACACTCTACCAGGATTTGAGTGCTGCATCGAGTACTACATAAATAGTCAAGGAGAAGTAAAAAGCACTAAAGGTGAGATTGAAAGAATACTGAAACCTAAGATTAAAAAGAGTGGCTATTTGTATGTAAATCTCACACAGCGAATTGGTCGAAAGAGAAATCTTACTGTTCCAATTCATACATTAGTTGCATACGCATTCCTTGGAACTCCTCCAACTCCTTATGGACGCACTAAGGGATGCAGCGTTGTGCGGCACATAAATGGCGATCGATCTGACTGCAGAGCTAGTAATTTAACTTGGTCTAATCTGTCGAGAATCAATTAAAATATAGAAAGCAAAGCGTGTGAATTATGTTAGATAAATGCATCTATAAAGGCGGCAATCATGTTGTTGCCAACAACAGCGAAGGACGTATTCGAATCATTCAGCCTCGTAGCGGTACAGTAAACAAGTTCATACGATGGTGGAATCGTAATGGTAATCATTATATTGACTGTGCCATCTTCCGAGTTGAACTGACAAATGGAATTGTTGTAAGATTAGTTGTTCCACAGATGAGTAGGCATGTAGACGTCCACATTCATCACGATGGGCTTGGTAATTTTACATTCCCTGGTTGTCAGGTTGATCGTATTGCTGTAGTTGCCGAAGATTCAAAAGACATCTTGGTCGAATACCAATTCTCCAAGATTAGTGGAGGATCTGTTCTAAAGCGTACTTTGGCTGGAATACCTGAGCCTGCTGTAGAAGTAGTTGAAGAGACAATTACAGAAGACGTAGAAGATGATACAGATGATGAGGACTATGTGGTTGACCTAAACTCAATGACAAAAAAACAGCTGCTTGAATGGGCATTGGAGCAGGGGTTTGATATGGTCGATAACCACACTAAAGCAGAACTCTTACTTGAATGTCAGGCTATTCTTGATGACCTCTAAACAGGCGTAAGACGCCTTTGACTTTCGGTCATCTTGTCATAACTAATATAAAATTTACCAACATCAACTTCTACGTTATAAGGAAGCCTTCTGGTGTTTCTGGCGTGTAGTCCAATATAAAAGTAATCAGTTGGTTTGATAAATAAAGTATCGCTAAAATACTCTTCTTTATTTTTGGTGTAAACACGTACGTCAAACCAATTGTCAATATACTTGTTTCCTGTTTTGACATTCCGAAGATCAATCCGTATATAAAGATTTGGAATACCACTTAGCTGGTCTTGTGCTTCTGAGCTTACATAATCACTATCAGCTGTCGTATCTTCTCCAAAACTTATAAGACCAGTATCGTAGTCATTTAATGTACCAAACTCTCTTGTTACCCACACTGGAGTAAAGTTATTTTCTTGGACATCTAGGTTTGCATAAATTGAGCCTTCACCAAGTATGTTCAGTTGGATTTTAATGAAGGCGTTTTCTGAACCAAACAAACCTACTGAGTCTTCATATTTAAACGTATACGGAACAGCTGTTACCAGATCAACTGGAGCATTATTAATGTTTACACCTTGGGCATAATTAAGTGACTTAGAGGCAGAGTAATAAGTCGAATTAGTGCTGCCGGATCCTCCAAGCAATTCAATCTTTCGTTGGATCTCCTTTGTTATAGTCATTAATTTAAAGCTCTTGCCTATCTATATTGTAAGTTACAATAAACTGTTTATTTCATCGCCCATCTCACGTAAATTTCGAATTGCTTTCTGTTCTAGTGTTCTCACTCGATCGCGTGACATATTAAGCACCTGACCAATAGCTGTCATTGACATAGGCTCAAGGCACTCTTCACCTATCCCATAACGCATCGAAATTACAGCAGCCTGCATTTCAGGTAATTCACTAATTCGTTCAGCAACGTTCTCCTTGATAAATGCCTTATTTAAAAGAGTGTCAGGGAGTTGTGTCACGTCTTCAAGCAAATCAAGAAGTGACGTATCCCTATTCTCACCAATCTTTACTTCAAGTGATGTAGGCTGTCGGGCCTTACACATTAAATCCTTGATGACTTCTATAGGCAAGTTGAGGTAGTCTGATAATTGATTTACGTCTGGTATTTCCCCGTTAAGTTGGGATAGCTCTCTTTGAGCCTTCTTTAACTTGTTGAGGTTTTCTGTAATGTGGATTGGCAGACGAATTGCTCGACTTTTTTCGGCAATCGCCCTCGTGATCCCTTGCCGTATCCACCAATAAGCATAAGTGCTAAACTTATAGCCACGACCAGGATCGAACTTTTCCACGCCACGAACAAGACCAATCGTCCCTTCTTGGATAATGTCGAGGAGTTCCATGTTTCGCTTGGTGTATTTTTTAGCGATAGAAACAACCAGTCGAAGGTTGGCGGTAACCATTTTATCCTTCGCTTGTTTTCCAGCTCGAAGTTCACGTTTAAGAGCTTTGTAATCATTGCCTGTTAACTCTGCGAATGATCGATCGTCTATTTGGTGCCCGTTTGTTTCTTGCAACTCTTCTCGTTTATTTTCCAGATTCATAAGTCTTTGAACCTGACGACCTAGAATGATTTCTTCATCGTGCTCTAGTAAAGGAATTCTTCCGATATCCCTTAAATATGCACGCACAGAATCACCCGAGTTTTTTGATTGTGACATTTATAATATCTCCTCTAAGTCTTTAATTTAGCATTCTAAATGTATTTAAGCAACCAAATATTCTTATCCGTAGATACGTGCAAACCGAATACTTTCTTGCGGATTTTCGCCTGTTTCTAGACTTTCTACTGCCATAGCTTGAGCCGCATGCTCATTAAATCCTTTTTCTTTGTAATTCTCTAAATTCCGCTCATATTGTGCAATTGAACTTTCAAAATCTTCACCATGATGCAGCATCTCAGCAGTCATGTGATTTGCTGCTTGATCCTCCATTCCATCAGTTTTAAGATGTTTCCAAATTGTTTGGAATACTTCAGGGTTAGCTAATCGCACAATATTTCAGTATTAACTACCTTTTATTGTAAACAATGTAGCAAAATCTATGTAATTGAATTTTGCATTAAAGCTGGATTAATTCCCATAGCTTGAGCTGCGCCGGTAGCAATATCATTACGGAACTTAGCCATCTCGACACTATCCTTTTGTGACATTTCAAGTAACGCAGGAGATCCTAAAGCATATGCAACTTCAGCTTTACGCCCTTCACGAAAATCATTTACTCGTTTATCAATATTACTGTCCAATAGAGACTGCTTCCTTACATCCATTACTGCATCAGCCTGTGCACCGCTTAAAGCAGTAGTTTGATTTTGAATTTCATTTTGGACTGTTAGCCTTTCGTTGTTGTATGGCTGTGGATTAACCGCAACTTTTGAAGCAGCTCCAGTGTCATACATATTAGGACCCTTGAGTGCTGCGGTTCTTTCCATATTCCCTAGACCACGCGCCGCGCTGGACTGGGACAGCATTTCTTCTGCAAAAGTGTATGGTGAAGCCATGTTTCAATCAATCTAATATTTACATTGTAGGGGATTACACGAATGCATCCCCTGCGTATTTATATCACAGATCTTGAACAAGCATCTTAGTGCTCAGTGCTCCTTGAGGTGCTTGGGATAAATACTTCCAAGCATTTTCAGGACTGTTGTCCATCATCTGACTGAATCCACCCCAGAAATCATTGGCAGCATTTTGCTGACGGCCAGGGGTTGGCATATCCATCTCAGGGCGAGAGAAGGCTTGAGGAACACGTCCCTGCTCTTGAGCTTGGATTTCAGCTTCGAATTGAGCGCGAGACTCTTGCTGTTCACGAATAACCGTTTCGTCACGAGTTTCGGTGGGATATGGGCCATTAGGTCCAAAGAACCCATTGACGTAATCAGCGAGAACATCGGGATTTGTCAGCATAAGGTTCATGGCAGACCGCTCTTCACCTGCTGCTTTCAGCATCAGGGCTTGAGATTGCCCACGCTGGACTTGCTCAACTAACGCATCTTCTACTGCACAGGCATACTTATTCAGAAGAGCCGGTGCTTCAGCTCCGAAGTGCTCAAGAACCTCAAGACTTTCGTTGCTGATTTGACTTAGATACGCGTCGCTGGGTTGTTGGACGCCTTGCTGCTGGCTGACCTGTTGCGACAGCTGCTGGGGAGCCGGTGACTGGGAGTAAGCTTGGGTTGAAGGTTGGGGACTGTAAGTCGGGGCTGCCAAATACTGGGCTTGTTGGTGTGGCTGAGGTGAAGCCCATGTTGCCTGGGTATTCACCTGAGGTGTTGGTGTCTGATAAGCCGAGGATGGAACCTGGGCCAGGGAGGGGCTGCTTGTATTCAAAGAGGCGCTCAGAGCCTGAAACGCTTCCTGCCACGGGTTGCCCTGCGCCGAAGCCTGCGCTACCGGGGCCGACGCCTGGTACGCCGGAACCTGGGGCGCCACCGGAACCTGGTTGGTTGGTGATGCCTGGGATACTTGTGGTTGGCTCGTCGCGTACTGGACGTCCGAGGGCTGCCCGACGCTGGTCTGCATCGGTGAGCTTGGCTGGGCTGTTGTCGCTACTGCTTGGCTTGTACTTTCCACTGTAACTTAACTCCTTACGTAAATACTCAAGTGATCGATATAAGAAACCTGTAAGATCCAGGTTTGGATCAGACGCTAATGGCATATCAGGCGTCTGAGGATGAGGCAGTTGGTATAGATTACCAAGTAAGCCGATGAATGAATTAATACTTTGTTGTGTTTGTTGGACAATTCTAAACGGAAATCCACTTAGCATTGCTGAACGTTCTTCATCCGTTTTATTCGGGAATAGGTATTTCAATGCTTCAATAGATCCGACGCCTGCCTCTTGAAGATTTCGAACAACGATACTGTTTTGTAAAATTTCGTCCGAACTTTCTTCAAAGACTTCGCCCATCCAACGCCAACTAATTTTAGTGCTTCCGTCAGGTATGAGACCAGTCACACCATTAGGCATTTCACCTGAATCAAGTGTAGCACGTATAGAATCAGTCCTTGCCTTTTCATACAGAACAAATGCGGCCATGAATGCTTCATTTGCTGCTTCAAATAATTCTGGTGTTTCAAAGTCTTCTGAAAGCGGAATCTCTGGTTTTACTAATCCAATCGCAGCAGCATAGCTTTCATTAAACATTCTTTCCTCATGCTGAACCATAAGGCTAAAGATTCGACATAGTCCATATGAGAACAATGCACGAGCTTTCT